CGATCAACTGTTGTAACGACATATCAGTCCTGTCCACTACGTCATAGCGGCACTTTTCAATCTCATCCAACTGGTTTTGCAAAAAGTCGATGATGTTGGCCGTCTTGGTGGCTGAATGCAACGTAATTGGCCCCATCAAACCATGACGGCCTTGGTAGGCTTCAGCAAAGTCATCCGCAGCGCCAACAATGCGCTCGTAAAAAATATTGAGCGCAACGTGTTTGGAGTAGCTGCGGGTGTTCAAGTGGACGCTATGGGCCACATCACGGGCCAAGAATAGCATCCCGACAAAATCACAGGCTTTGTACATCATTGTGGCATTTCCATTGGTTGTTGTTCCATGCCTTCTTGTGGCATCTCAGGGCCGGTGTCCATGTCCCGACCTGGCATCTCGTTAACCAAGTCGCCCGAAGTGATCATGCCGTGCACGGTGCCCAGCACAATATCTTGAATTTGCTCTGGCGACATAGACGCTTGCACAGCGGAAATCCGTTGAGTTTCAGCTTGGTATGCCTTAACCGTTGCCTCAAAGTCTTTGCGGTGCATATCCTGCATCTCAATTGACTTGCCCGCATTGATGATCATCTGGTGCATCTGCTCCATCTCTTGGCCCATCGCTTGGATTTGCTGCTCTGCGGCCTGCAACTCGGGCGGCTTGTCGCCGTCTTGCATAAGTTTGGGGTCAATGGTCTTAGCAAAACGCTTTGCCATCTCTTGGGCACCAGGCCAATCCATGTTCTTGACGAACAAGTCACCGGCCACTTGCCATAGCTGCGGGTTGCCTTGCAGTAGCTGGCCCATCGCCTCTAGCGCCTCTTGGCGCTTGGTCGCGTAGCCTGGGCCGGTGGTAGCCACTACGTCGTACTTGCCCACGCCAGGGTTGTAAATCTTGTCAATCACAATGCCGTTTTGATCCACGATCTTCTTGACCGGCTCGGCCTGCATCGGGTCAATCTTGACCATGCTTGTCTCGCCGTCCTCACCAATGATGCGGGCAATACGCTGTGTGTCGTAGATTTTGGGGATCAGGTCAATCAGTTGGCGGGTCAGATACCGCACACCACGGGCCAAGTTGTCGCCAAAGTGGTAAGTCCCAACATCACCCTCGCGCTGGCGGGCAAGAATTGCTTTGCCGCTACGCTCGTTGGATGTCATGCCCAAAGAAGCGTTGTATTGGCCGGTGGACGCTTTAATGTCCTCAGAAGCGCCTGCTTTGGCTTGTAGGAGCCCGCTGGAGGCCATTGGCGGCTGGGCACGCTGGGGTAGTGGCAGAGTAGCGCCCGCACCGTCTGTAACGTCTGGATTGACCTCCAAATACGGCCAGTTGGTCGTGTTGGCGGTCTTCCATTGGTTCTCATACCCCTCAAACTGCCCACCGTAGCCGATAAATGGCGCTTTGGGAGCTAAAGCCAGCATCTCTGCCTCTTGGGACACCCAATAGTTGTACATCCGCTGGGCATCCTTGGCATTTCGCACCAGGCCAGACACGTACAAGCGACCGTCAACCTCAAATTCATTGCCCACAATGCGGACAATTGGGATGTATTTACCCGCCCACTCGCGTTCTTCCAAGATTTCGTAACCGTTTATCTTGCAATACTTGATTCGGGGGCGGTCAGACTGCCTAAACTTCTTTGGGTCGCCGTAAATAGCGCGCAACTGCTTGTCTTCAGGCGTTCCCTCAAAAGCCGTGGCGTTGCCAGGATACAAATTGAGCGTGCCCTTGTCGTAATCGACGTAGTAGTAGTCCGCAATGCGGATCGTGTCCTCATTGAGCCATTGCGACAGGTTTTGATCACCCACACCCAGCGTTTGCAGGGTTGTAATGGGCGCTGAGTCGGGGTACATCCGCTCGTAATCGTCTTTGCTAATGTCTTCGGTTACAAAACAATACTTGGCGTCCGCGCCGCAGGGGTCTTGGATGGTTGGGTCCATGTAGACCGAAAATGAGTTGCGAACCCGACCAATTTTGATGTCTTGGTCAAAAGTATTGTCGTCGCAATACTCGGTCAGGATTCGGATGTAGCCTTCTCCGTAGGAGACTTGGTTTTCACAGGCGGTGTCGTAAGCGACATCTGCATCCGAGATGTATTCAATATGCCTGACCATGCCGTTGAAGACTTGGGCAACGTCAATGTCGGCCTTGTCGTCGGCTGGAATAACTTTGCCTGTTGGGCGATTTTGGCGTTGGTCATTGGTGACTTGCCGTACGTGCTGCGGCAGTTTGTTAATCGTAAGGCACGGGCGGGCGTTGATCGTCTGCCCTTGCACCGCGCCACGGGTCGCCAGCACATCAGCAGGCCACTGCCAATGGTTGTCTGGGCTTCCAGCGTAGAACTTCAGGTCGTCAATCTCATCCTCGCGGGACTCAGACAGCGCCGATATTGCCATGTCCAAACGGCTGCGGGCTGTCGCCAGTATGCCGGAGTCGTCGTTCTTCTTGCCGCCACCGTTGGCGACATTTCCTACCGCCACCATGCCGGTGTAATCAGCCATATTATTTCTTGCCTTTTGGGGCTGGCGCGCTGCGCTTTACCGCATACGCAATTGCCACGGCCTGTTTGACCGGCTTGCCAGCTTTGACTTCAGCCTTTACATTTTCACGAAAGGCTTTGGGTGAAGATGATTTGACGAGCGGCATGATTATTTCTTTTTCATTGGCTTGGCAACAGTTACTACCATTTTTTTCATCTCGCGTTTATCGGCAGCTTCTTCACGTTTGCTGCCTTCTTTGCCGTAGGCTTTTTTCTCTACGTCTTTTTTAGATTGTTCAAATTTGGTAGCCATATCAACATTTCCAACGTTTAAGGGCCGCTTTAGCGCGTTCGCCATCTTTGGCGTTAGCCGCTACTGCGCCCATTCTTGCACAAAATGAATCCTTGCGGCCCTGATCTGCTTTGGTCTTGGGATTTGGGGCTGGCGGCTTGAGATTGGAGCCGGTTGCGGCATTGTACTTCTCGCGGCCTTTGGCCGTCAGGCCAGCGCCTTTGGATGTGGGCAGTTTCTCGCCACGTCCAACAGATAGAGATACTTTTTTCATGAGCCCATCCATGATGTATTAACGCCGCTGCCCTGCGAATTAATCCTGCGGGACGGCTCAGTATACTCGCGGTGAGCCACAGGAAAAGCAAACGTCACGCACAACGCGTCAGCGGCGTCCGGCGATGCTAACCCTCTTGCTCTCATCTCTTTTTTCCCCTCTAGGAAAATAGTACCCGAAGAATCCGGCCTCTTAGCCGGCCCAGTTAAATCTGCCCGTAACTGTCTGTCAGTAGGAATACTAGCAGATTTTAGCCAGTTCCTCATATCATTCCACATTTCAGCGCGTTTATTGCCAAACGCAATCGGGTGCTTGGCCTTATTCCCAAAGTTAATCCCTCGCACTTTATACCGCTGCTCGGTCAGCCGGTCAAGTATCCCGTACCCCAAACCTCCCTCGTCAATCACCGTCAAGGTCGGCTTGTATTCCTCAATGGCCTCAATCACCCTGCCCACTATGGTCATAGTATCTTCACCCTGGTAACGCTTGATGGCCACCAGGTCGCGCCCCTGCCTAACTACAATCACAGTCGCATCGGCGCCACCCCTGGCAGGGTCAACCCCCACAATAATGGGAGCTGTCATATCCTTGTACTTGGGCCTCTTCATGGCATCATCTACCAACGTTGGCCCAATAAACTGGTCTTCCCCAGCCGAGGGAAACTCGCCGTAAACTTCAATCTTGGCCTGGCTGGAATTTTCCCCATACTCAGCAATAATCTGCTCGTATACCGCCTTGTCAGTATCCTCCACCGTCCTGGCGTCTACCACCCGCGACTTCCAAAACGCCCTCTTAGCGTTAAAGCACTCAAAGAAATACCCGCTGTTGCGGCGCGGGTTGGAGAACGCAAACCAATAACGGTCAGGTGTGTTCTCGGTAAAAAATCCGGCGCCAACGTCCCAGATTGCATCTGGTATGCCGCTAGACTCATCAAAGATCAGCATCATGCCGTCCTGGTTATGCACACCAGCGTAACTGTCAGGATTCTCCTCTGACCACAGCTTGCCCTCGCAGGCCCAGTACCTGGTGCCCTTCTTCAAATCCTTCTCAACAATGTCCGTCAACCACTTGGCAGGCACTAGCTTGGTCGCGCTAATCTCCCACCAGTGCGAGTTAATCAACATCGCTGACCACTTGGTCAACTCTGCCCAGGTCACCGACCTCAACTGATTCTCTGAGTTTGCGCTTACCACCACAGAGCCTCCAATGCGGGTGGTCAGCATCCAAAGAACCAGCCAACTGACAAGCGCAGACTTGCCAATGCCTCGCCCGCTGGATACTGCCTCTCGGATAGTATCAAAGTCAACCTTGCCCTGCTGCGCCTTAATGTGCTCAGTCACATCTCTAAGCACCTCCCGCTGCCACTTCCTCGGGCCAGTGAACCGCGCCAACGGCGTATTCTTTACGCCCCACGGGAATGCGTACATCACGAACGCTTCAACATCGTCCGCAACAGCCGGTGACCATAACTCGGTCATCAGCTTCTGTTCCTCTTCACCTCGGTAGATGGGCAGTTGCATTACTTACGGTGGCGCCAAATTATTAATTGGGGCTGGGGCCGGCTGATTAAAGTAATCCATGCCCAATGCGGCAGCACCAGCAGCACCGGCCACTCCAGGCAATATCGTAGGGTCAACATTGCCGTAATACAGTTTGCGCCAATCAGTTTGTTTCATCACAGGATTATTGGCTTGGTTATACCCTGCTGCTTTGTGCGCGGCCAAAGAATCCTGCATCTCTTGCCAGGACTGCCTGGGCAGTGACCGGTAATCAGGATGTGCAAACTCATGGGGCTCCAGCCGGTGCCTGTAAATGTCCCACTTGCGCCATTGCTCGGGAAACAACTCTAACTCAGGATTTAAACCCCTAGACTCGTCCACATAATCAACCACTCGCTTATAAAACGGGTTGAAATCTTGGAAATTTTGAGGCTCATAAGCCAACTTCTCAGGTGTAGCAACATCCGGAATATTGCTCAGTTCACCCTTAATGCGGTACTTGCCACCAGCCGTACTACCACCAATAACCTGTATCGCTGCCTTCTCGCGCACTTTTTCAGGCACAGCCAAAATAGATTCAGGCGTGGCATCCACTCCTAACTTGCCAGCCATGCGTTTCCTAAATGCCTCGCCAACTAACGGGTCTTCCAACATCCTCTCATACGAATTTCTAATCATATGCAAATCAACTGCCGACGTATTGGCCTTTTCCAAATTCAACCAAGGCGTGCCCAATGATGCCGTCTTCGGACCCAAACCAGGCACCTGGTTCATCACCCTTAACGTCACATCGCGCATGGTCTCCCCAGGCGCCATCTGGAACATCTCAGGCTTATCCAAAATTAATTTGGCCAACATTGCCTGGTTACCCAAATCAGCAGTGCCCAACACTCCCATGCCACCGCGGGCTGCAGCCTGCACTCCCGTCTGCTCTTGCGCCGTCCTAGACAAACCAGGCTCACCAACCCGGCCAGCTAATGCTTGCAACTCATCCATATTGGTCAACCGCATACGCTGCGCCAAAAACTCATTAGGCGTCAACGGCGCATTAGGCGATAACAGCGCAAAGTTCAACCGGTTAAAAGCATCAACCTGGTCCGGATTGTCCACCTTGTGCGTGCGAATCAATTTCTTCATCAATGCATCATGCGTTTCTTTAGGCAATGACGCCGGATCAATATTATTGGCTTTCATCCAAAACATATCCGGAATAGTAAATGTGCCCTCCAAACCACCAGGTATGCGAACCTCGCGCTTACTCGTCAAGTCCGTAATGCCAAGTGATTGCGGCTCGGTTAACGTCATATTGACCCCGTGCTGCTCACCCCAAGCCTTCCACTCTTGCTCACTTCCCTTGCGCCCAGGCGTGGTCGCCGGCTCTGCCTTCATTCTTGCCCTGGTGGCCAGCGCCTCATCAATCGCTTCCTGCGGTACAACGCCAAGTTCCTTGTACTGTTTCACACCCATCAGCGACTTCACAATGTCCTTATCCCCACCAACCGCAGCATCTAATGCCTTTTTCGATAACGGTATCCCACCCTGGTCCAATGCCAACTTGCGTGCGGCCATCAACGCATCAATCGCCTCTTGCGTCATTAGGCCGCCAACTGGCTTAATCCCCAGACCCACCGGTAAACCCTTGGTCGCGCCAATCAACGGACCAGCAAAAGGCGCCAATGTCATAGCAGCATTTGCGGTGTCTTCGGGCAACAAAGGCACATTAGCCTTGCCAATGTTCGTAAGGGGCTGGCCATATGCCATGCGCTGCATGGTTTGTGGAATGCCGGTGCTCTCAATCATCTGAGGCAATGCCTGGCCACCCAACCTAAACCCCGGCAACGCTTGCGGTAACTGCATCATTGCCTGCCGAAACCTCGGATCACGCAAGTAATCCAACCCTCCCTGGCTAAGGTCCGACAAGTAACCCAACAACGGGTTGCGCGGCGTCGGGCCAATTGATCCATACGCCAAGCTGTTCGCTGGCTGGGAGGCTAGTGAGTTGGGGTAAGTGGCCATAAGCGTGTTTTTACCACAGTTTTATAAAATAAAAAATTGTGCGTGGACGCGCCGTGACTGTGACCTTTCGCCGTCGGCCCTACCCGGGGGGCGGGTCAGCCGCGGCGGGGCCAGGGGACAAGGCCAGCGGGTAGGGTTATCCACAGGTAATCCACAAGCCAAACAACTTAACATAATGCCCGTTGTATAAAGTAGAGCAGAATCAGACAGAGTTATCAACAGGACGCGCAACCACATCGGTCACGTTGTCCAGCGTCAGCACCCGTGCCTTGGCTGCCTCGAGCGCGTCGATTACGCTGATGCGCTCGTCCCTTACCGTCATGTCAATCCTATCGCCGTACGTTCTGGGCTTGAGCTTGGACGCGATCCACTTACGCGCATCCACTTGCATCCGCTTCTGCTGCACCCAGGCAGACGCCATAGCGCCCTCTAAGCCCTCTGGCATAGGCTCGTCCGACAGTTGCAGTATCTCGTCAGCCAGCCGGTCTGCGCGGTCTTGTACGGCCTTCTCGTAGGCCGCGGCTATCTTGGCATCTTGCGCCACCATTGCATGAAAGCTGACCCACGTTGGCATATCGTCCTGGCGCAGCACCGTCGATAGCGCCTTGCCGCTTGACACCTGGCCCACGATCTCGAGCCAAACTGGATGCTCCGGTGGCCATTTTGCTGGCCGGCCCATGATTGCACCGTTTTTTGTCGTCTTTTCAGCCAAAGTCTTCATCATTACCCCTGTGCGTGTGCGTAATCGTTAAAAATCTATGCGAAAAGCGCATAACCCCACCCCCACCCCAACCCATGCACAAAATGCATAACCCTAAATTACCTCAATCTCCACCCGGTAAACCTTCACACCAGCCGAGCGCTGGCAGTATTGCCAATCCAGGCGCTGATCCCCATCATCTACGCCAAGCCAATCAGCCACCCCATCCCTGACCGCC